GTTTGATTATCAGGATGTCTTACTAAACGACTTCAACGATTATCGTTTCAACATTATCAACAAGGGTCGCCAGTTAGGTATCTCAACGATTACTGCTGGCTACATTGTCTGGATGATGCTGTTTCACCGCGACAAGACAATTCTTGTTATGGCTACCAAGTTTGAGACAGCAGGAAACTTGGTGCGAAAAGTCAAAAACATTATGAAGAACCTTCCTGACTGGATCAGGATTGCGAACATTACAACCGACAACCGCACGTCCTTTGAGTTGTCCAATGGTTCTTCTATCAAGGCTGCCTCCACCTCTGGCGACGCTGGTCGTTCCGAGGCACTATCTCTGCTTGTCCTTGATGAGGCTGCACACATCGAGGGTCTAGAAGACCTATGGACTGGTCTTTACCCAACACTATCTACTGGTGGTCGCTGCATTGCAATCTCTACACCAAACGGTGTTGGTAACTGGTTTCATAAAACTTGCGTAGGTGCTGAGACCAATGAAAATAATTTCCATCTCACAACACTTATGTGGGACGTTCACCCTGATAGAGATGAAGAATGGTTTAAGAAAGAAACCAAAAACATGTCCAGAAGACAGATTGCACAGGAGTTGGAGTGTAACTTCAATACTTCTGGTGAAACTGTTATTGATCCAGAAAACATGGAATGGATTATGGCTAACATAAGAGAGCCAAAACACAAGACCGGCTTTGATAGAAACTTCTGGATTTGGGAAGAGTATGACCCGAGTTGTAATTATCTTATGGCGGCAGACGTAGCAAGAGGCGACGGTGCCGACAGTTCCACATTTCACATACTAAAATTAGAAACAATGGAGATCATAGGCGAATACATGGGCAAACCTACACCCGACTTATACGCCAACATGCTAAATCAAGTGGGCAGAGAATTTGGAAACTGCATGTTAGTCGTAGAAAATAATTCTATTGGTTATACTGTTATAGATAAGTTAGTAGAATATGCTTATCCTAATCTTTATTATTCTATTAAATCTACACATGAATACATTGACCAACACCTTGGTGAACATAAGTCAGGAGCAATCGCCGGCTTCTCTACTACAAGTAAGACTAGACCCCTCATCGTAGCCAAGCTAGAAGAGTTTATGAGAAACAAACTAGTTAAGACGTATTCTTCGCGTTTAGCAAACGAGTTCCGCACTTTTATTTGGTACAACGGGAAGCCACAAGCCATGAGGGGCTACAACGACGACTTAGTAATGGCTCTTGCGATTTGCTGTTGGGTTAGGGATACTGCCCTACAGACAAGCTCTAGGGACCTTAACTATCAAAAAGCCTTTGTTGATGCTATTATGACTTCAAGAACAACCCTAAATACACAAGTAAGAGGACAAATAGGCTACACAGGCGAAGATACAACTAGTAAAATGAACGAAGCAAAAAACCTATATTCACAGTATATGTGGATAATAAAGTGAGAAAATAAATGGCACCAAAAAATCCAAAGCAAGGCAAGAATCCAGCAAACAGAGATTCCCAGTTATTCAGGTCTCTTACTCGGCTGTTCTCTGGACCAATCATAAATTATCGATCTGAATCTGGTCGTAAGATCCGCAGGCAGCATTTAGATAAGTATTCAACTCGTTTTAAATCTGCGTCCGGGCAACAGTTTAAGAAGCAATCTTATAATCCACTAGACACAATCGCCGCCAATGCTATCGCAAACCAGCGCAGGTCAGAGCGCTACATTGATTTTGACCAGATGGAATACATGCCCGAGTTGGCTTCTGCTTTGGATATCTACGCGGACGAGATGACCACATTCTCCGCCCTCTCACCAATGCTAAACATTAAATGCCGCAATGATGAAATCAAGGCTGTTCTGAACATTCTTTATCACAATGTAATGAACATTGAGCATAACTTATTTGGCTGGTGTCGCACTATGTGCAAGTATGGCGACTTTATTCTTTACCTTGATATTGATGATGAGATTGGTATTAAATCATCTATTGCCCTTCCTACACAAGAGGTTGAGAGACTAGAAGGTCTTGACGCCACAAATCCTAATTATGTCCAGTATCAGTGGAACTCTGCTGGTATGACTTTTGAGAACTGGCAAATTGCTCATTTCCGTATTCTTGGTAATGACAAATACTCACCATACGGAACTTCTGTGCTAGAGCCTGCTCGCCGCATTTGGCGTCAGCTTACTCTTATGGAAGATGCAATGATGGCTTACCGCATCGTTCGTTCTTCAGAGCGGAAGGTATTCAAGATTGATGTTGGCGCTATTCCTCCACAAGAGGTTGAGCAGTATATGCAGAAGATCGTATCTCAGTTGAAGAGACATACGATTGTTGATAAAGATACGGGTCGTATTGATTTACGCTATAACCCGCTCTCTATCGAAGAGGATTATTACATTCCTATTCGTGCTGGCTCTGCGACTGATATTCAGTCTATTGCTGGCGGACAGAACACAACTGCGATTGATGATGTTAAGTATCTTCGCGATAAGTTGTTCTCCGCTATCAAGATTCCACAGGCATACCTTACCATGGGTGAAGGCGCACAGGAAGATAAGACCACACTCGCCACAAAGGACATTCGTTTCGCACGAACTATCCAGCGCCTACAGCGCTCTGTTCTCCATGAGCTAGAAAAAGTTGGAATTATCCACCTTTACACTCTTGGCTACAGAGGAGAGGATCTCTTAAACTTCAAGCTTGCCCTAAACAACCCAAGCAAGATTGCAGAGTTACAGGAACTAGAGCACTGGAAGAGTAAGTTTGACATTGCTGCTTCTGCTACCGAAGGTTATTTCTCTCGTCGCTGGGTTGCTGATAACATTTTTGGAATGTCCCACGAAGAATTCCTCCGCAATCAGCGCGAGATGTTTTACGATCGCAAGCACGATACTGCCCTTGAGGGTGTCGCTGAGGCGGCTGCCGGCGGCGGTGGAGGCGAAGGAGGTGGAGGTCTCGACCTCGGCGGCGGTGACGAAGGTGGCTTAGACCTTGGCGGCGATGAGGGTGGTGGAGAACTTGACCTTGGTGGAGATGCCGCCACTGCTCCCGAAGCAGATGCAGCCGGCGGCGATGACTCTGCACTTCTAGCAGCACCTCCTGGTTCTCGTGATTCGCCTCGTCTCGCTAAGAATCAAAAATGGAATTTAAACAAGCGTGCAAGAAAAGGAAAAAAGTATCTAACTAAGGGTGCAAAGGGTAAGGTCTATCAAAAGGTAGCCGTAGATAAGCGACCTTCAGGTGCAAGGACAAGAAACTACAGCAGTGTCCCCACGCCCGAGATGAACACTTATAGAACTAATAACTTAGGAGCGCCAGAGCTTAGATCTCTCGCAAGAGGCATTTATGAAGAACAAGACCCTATTTATCTAAGAGAACAGGAAGAAGAACAAGCTCTTCTTGAGGTTGATAACTCTGTCAAGTTCTTGCTTGAGTCACTAGATAATAAGGTAACGGAGAAGATTGATGAAGAATAAACACAATAAGAAGAGAAACACTGCTTTTGTTTTTGAAGCACTTGCTCGTGAAGCAACTGTTGCTATTATCAAAGGCGACAACGATCGCAAGGCAAAGGTAGTATCAATTGTTCGCAAGCACTTCACAAGTGACTCGTTGCTCAAAAAAGACCTAGAATGCTACCGCTCCCTCTACGAAAATCAGAACCTAGACGAAACCACTAGTAAAAAAATCGTAGAGGCTGTAATGGCTGCTAAGCGCCTTATTGACCCCGAAGGACTGTTCAAGCAGCAGACTGAAGTCATCAATGACATTAACAAGGAACTGAGCCCCGCAACTTTTAATAACTTTGTTCCAAACTACAAGTCCCTAGCAACCATCGCCAAGATGTTTAACACCAACTCGCCCAAGCAGGCAGTTATGCTAGAAACAAAGATTATTCAAGGAATGACTGGTGTTCTAGAAGAACAGCAGATGCAGCCCATTGATGCGATCACTTACACAACTTTTACCAAAAAGTTTAACGAAAAGTATGGCTCTGCTTTACTCCAAGAACAAAAAGAATTATTAAACCACTACATCTCATCATTCACTACCGATGATTTGGAAACAAAGATCTACCTCAATCGTGAACTCACAAGATTGAAGGAATCCCTTGAAAAAGCAAGAGAAGTTGAAGAGGTTGCTGCTGATCAAGAAATGATTAGAAAAACAGAGCTAGTCAAGGAACGCCTTGCAGCTTTATCAAGCCAAACTGTCTTGACGGAAGCAACTCTCTTCACAATTTTGAAGACTCAAGAACTTGTAAAGGAAATCTACGACGATGGCAGTAACAGTTAGAATTGTCCCAGTACCAGAGACAGTCAAGGTTACAATTAAACCTAAGACTCCTCCTCCTACTATAACTTTAGAGCTTGACATTCGTAAGTCTCTTAGTGGCGATCTTATGATCTTTGATCACGGAGACATCGACATCGTTCTATCTGGAAAGGACAAAAAGATTACTGCCTTCCCAAAACAGACCATGACTGATTTTACTTACGGCGCACAGAACCGCTTATTTAATCATCTTGCTAGAAAAGGTATTGTAATTCCTGAATCTATTCAGGGCGCATCTTTCTATGGTGCGATGGAGGCAACTCTCCAAGAAGCAGCAGATGGCAAACTAAATGCTGCCAAGTTTGCGCTTGTAAACATTGAAAAATTCATAAAAGAAGAAAAGCCTTACTACGACAATGTTGAAACAGTCGTCGGCGGTGTTGAGGATGAATACACTGAACCAGATAAGACTGATTCTACCGAACTTGGCGAAGTGCCACAGCGCGACGAACAGGGATCTATCCGCAAGGGTTACATACGAGATCCCTACACATTCTCTTACATGTACACAATCTAGGAGTTATCATGGAATTGTTATTGTTTGTGCTCATAGCCTATGGACTAACACAAATTTTAGTCTATAGTGATATGCCCATACTTAAAAGACTACGCCCCAGTAAAGAATCATATAGAGGTTATGGTAAAGTTTTTCATTGTCCTATGTGTATGGGATTCCACGTCGGCTGGTTTTTATGCCTTCTTTCTCCTTGGACAGAACTACTTACCTTTGACGTTACGCTAATTAATGCTTTCTTACTTGGCTGCCTCTCGTCTGCTACCTCCTATGTTCTTAACATGGTGTTTTCAGACGAAGGAATTATGATAAAGCATAATTACAAATACGATAACCATTTAGGAGAAGAGTGATGAACAACTATCTAATCAGCAAGTGGGGCTTACAGCCCGTCCGTCGTTGTTGCAAGGGTTCCTAACTCGCGCGGGTAACGCCCGCTTTTTACTTTTTTGAGGAAACAAAATGAAACTTACCGAATCTAAATTACAAGAACTTGTTCTTGAAGAACTTGAATTAATGGTTGAAAATGGAGAGCTTGATGAAGGCTTTCTCGATCGTTTAAAAGCCCGCGCCGCTGGCGCAGGAGAAAGAATTAAGGGTACCACGAAGACACTTGCAACAAAAGCAGCCAGTGCTCTTGCTGGAGCAGCAGGAGAGGTAGCCTCTTCTGATATACTTTCAAAGCAAGCAGATGACACAAAAAGAAAAACAGATAGCGCAGTTTCTGATAGGAGAGCCTTGAGTATTTTGCGTTCCTATTCCAAGAAGATGGCTAAAATAAATGGAGCAATTGGTAAAATTTCTGATGAATTGATGAAAGACTTAGAAAAGCTAGGAATGGATAGAAAAGATACAAGACAACTAGAAAAAGATATTGGCACCTTGATGAATCAAATTGTCAGCCTGACCCAAAATCTCAAAAAAGGAAAAACTGGACTTTCTAGCACAGATGCTGAAAAAAGAAGAGAGATGTCATGAATTTATTAAGAGAATACTACGAACTATGTGAAGGCGGTGTTTGCCAAGACCTTCTTACCGAAGAAGAAAAGCGCTTTGTTGCTTCTGGGGGTATGTACCTCACAGGCAAATTACAACAAGCCAATACACAAAATGGAAATGGTCGTATTTATCCATACGAGGTTTTGGTTAGAGAAGTCGAAAATTATACAAAGCTTGTAAAAGAAAACAGAGCACTTGGAGAGCTAGATCACCCCGACGATTCTGTTATTAACCTCAAAAACGCCTCACATCTTGTGACCTCCATTTGGATGGAAGGCGACACCGTTATGGGTAAGGTAAAGGTTCTAGACACACCATCAGGAAAGGTCCTCAAATCACTCGTAGAGTCTGGTGTAAAGCTTGGAATTTCTTCCCGTGGCATGGGCTCGGTTGAAAACAGAAACGGACAAACAGTCGTACAAGACGACTTTCAGTTAATTTGTTTTGACTTTGTGTCCGAGCCTTCAACACCTGAGGCTTTCATGGTTAAGGAAGGAAAAGATTTTACAAAT